ATTGGAACCAAATATGCTAAGTTAGGTAAGATTGAATACAATGGTAGTTTAGATACTTTATTTAGAGAAGATCCAATCAAATTTATTGACTATAACATTCGAGATGTTGAAATCATTGAGGTATTAGAGGAAAAATTGAAGTTCATTGAACTGACCATTTTGATTTCCCACCTATGTCATACACCATATGAATCGATCTACTACAATACAGCATTGAATGAGGGAGCGATTTTAACGTATTTAAAACGCAAGAATATAATTGCACCCAATAAACCGACTACAACGAATCCATCGATTAGAGAGCTTGAACTCGGTGATCACGTTATACATCAACGAGGTACTCCAACAATTGAAGGTACTGTATATAGCTTTGAGAAAGATAACATTGTTGTAAAAACAATGTCCGGAAAATATATGAACCGTTTCCCTAAAACGATTCGTAAAAAGGATAGTTATGCGGGTGGTTATTTGCTTGATCCTATCCCTGGATTATACTCAGATGTAAGTGACCTTGACTTTACCTCACTATACCCTTCAATTATCAAATCATTAAATTTGGGTGTTGAAACATTAGTAGGTAGAATTGTTACAAAGAACAATTATGAGCAATACAATTCACTTGAGCAGTTAAAGAAACTTGATCCGGAAGAAAAACTACACATACAAAAGCTAGTTAAATCTTCTTATGCTCTAAAAGATGCTACAATAGCAGCAGGTGCTCTAATTCGCCTCATTGAAGACAATAATTGGACCATTTCAGCCAGTGGAGCGTTCTATAGAACAGATCAAAAGAGTATTGCTTGTGAGGTACTAGAGGATTGGTTTGATAAACGAGAGCACTATAGAGCACTTAAGAAAACAGCAGGTAAATCAGAAGATTGGGTAAACTACAAATTGTATGACTTGTACCAAATGGCATTCAAGATCCTCCAAAATGCATTATATGGTACGTATGCAATTAATTCATGGCGTTTTACAGATGGATTCAAAATATGTTCTGCTGCCATTACCAATAGTGGACAACGTTTAACTAAAGAATCCATTGCATTTGTAAACGACTATATTTCAGAACAATTAGATATTGACCCTAAAACATTTGTAATCGCTTCTGATACCGATTCACTTTATATGGAGTTAACTGACCTATTAAAGCACAGAAACCCAGATTTGAAATACGATGATCGTGAAGAAAAAATCAAACGTTTACTTGTTTTAACCGAGGAACTACAACAAGTAGCTAACGATAATCTGAACAATATATCGCAGGATCTGTTCAATATGACCGAAGCACACCACTTTGTACTCAAACAAGAGGTAATCGCTGAAAAAGCGTATTGGTCTGGAAAACGCCGTTATGCAATGTATATTGTAAACAAAGAAGGTGTTGAAATCGAGGAACTAGAGATGAAAGGATTAGACATTATGAAATCCAACTTCCCACCTCTATTTAGAAACTTTGGAGAAAACCTGATCAAAAATATCCTATTTGGTAAACCCAAAATTGAGATAGATAAAGACGTAATGGAATTCAAACAAATGGTAGGTGAAATTGAATGGATTAAGCTATTGAAACCAACTGGATTAAAGAAAATGGGTGAATATATTGAGCGTAGACCTATGGCAGGTGAATTGTTTACCAAACTGAAATTGAAATGCCCGGTAAACACAAAAGCAGCTATTAGGTACAACGATTTCTTGAAATACAAGAAACTCAATGTCAAGTACCCTGAATTTACAATTGGAGACAAAATGTATATAGCCAATTTGAAACCAAACCCATACCAAATTGATGCTATAGGATATAACGGCTACAATGATCCAGATGATATTACTGAATTGATCAACAAGTATATTGATAGAGATGGTTTATTTGATAGTGTAATGCGAAATAAATTAGAAACCGTGTACAATGATATTGGTTGGGATTTCAATTTGAACCCGTTTAAAGCGAAATTTTTTAACTTTTCATGATATGTATAACAAATAAAACACAATGACACAAGAACAACTTAGAATGCAGATGTTAGCAGGTATTATTACTGAAGGGCAATACAAAACTAAATTAAATGAAGCTAATGAAGATCTTTTTAATTTTATAAAAAGTAACGATAAAGAAATAGCAAAACAACTTGGTAATGATATCTATAAATTATCAAATATTGATTTTGATACTAATGGAGATGTTAGCGCATCACCATTATATAGAGACTATGAAATGGTATCCCCATCTAGCGCCCCAGATGCAACAATTACATTAAATGGAGAAACTTATTCAATCCAAGACGTCATCTCTAACCCAGATATGTTTTTAAATAAAAAAATAATTCTTCAACGTATGGATGAATATTATCCTGAAAAAGTAACAATAGGAATCATTGAAGATGATGCTATTGGATTCCCAATAAAAGGATATAAAGGATCAGATATTTCTTTTTCATTAACTCCTATTACAGATGGTGAAGAATCAGGTAAAATAGAAGTTGGAGGAAAAACAATCTATTATACAATGTATAATGCATAATTAAAAGTTAAAAACCTTATTAGAAAAGCTTGTCTCCCGACAGGCTTTTTCTTATCTTTAGCACATGGTAAATAAATTAGTTCTACAAAGCGTTATAAACAAATACTACTTAGGCGAAAACGAGTCCGTCAAGTGGAAAATTAAAGACAAAACCCTCACTATTGACTTTATGTCGATTTCAAAAGAGGTAATAGGTAAAATCACTCACAATAATATTGATATTGAGGATAGTGAATTAGCTATTTTCGATACTAAAAAACTCTTGAACCTATTAGGTATTACTCAAGGTGATTTAATGTTTGAGTTAGAGAAAGGCAAATCGGTTTATACTAAAATGAGATTTGCTGATGCTTCATTTAACTTGACATACGCTTTAGCTGATCCTTTATTGATTGGTAAAGTAGGTGCTGTAAGTGAACCTGAATGGGATGCTATTCTTCCACTTGAGAAAGAAAATGTCGACAATCTAGTTAAAGCAAAATCCGCTTTAGCAGGAGTTGGACTATTAACAGTTTCTGTTGATAAAGACTTGAACGACGATGATATGTGTGTATTCACATTTGGAGATGAGCAAGGTCATAACAATAAAATCACTTACCAAATGTATGGTAAAATCAAACAACAAAAATGTGAAATCCCATTCAATTCAGATATCTTTAAAAACATATTTCAAGCAAACAAAGATCTAGAAAGCGGTACTCTATATTTGAGCTACCAAGGTCTAATGAAACTTGAATTCAAATCAGAAGACACTACAAGCGAATATTATATGGTAAGACGTGAAGAGTCTGCTTTTTAATATATTTATAAACAAAATACAATGGACAATTTTGATTTAAGAAAATATTTAGCTGAAAATGAAGATAAATATATTACTGCAATCTCAGCACAATCATTACCAAAAGTAATACAAGGTGTATTACTACTTCTTACCGATGGAGAACTTGATTCATATATGAATCGTATTAAAGATTTAGTATCTGAAGAAGAATATTTAGATCTTAAAAATAGTATAGAAACTTTACTTACCAAATTTCAAAAATACCAGTAAATAAAAAAAAATGAATAAAGAACAACTCCGTATGCAAATGTTAGCTGGTATTATCACAGAAGGCCAATACAAAGCTATATTAAATGAAAATAAATTTGAAATAATAGGATCTGAGGCTGATAAACTTTTAGATGCTATTAGTTTTATCAATGGAGGAGGAAAAAAGTCCCCATTTAGAGATGTAGCTAGACTTAAACCTTTAGATACAACACCAAAACAAACTTCAGATGGTCAATTTTCTATTGAAGTTGAACTTGTTCCAAGTGGTAACGTTGGAGAAAAATTACCTAATGTTGAAAAATACATTGATCAAGTAAATTCATTTTTAGAAGAAATAGGATATCAAAGTAGATTATCCAACACCAATTAAAATTTGGCTTTTTAAAAAGGTTTTCGTATATTACAGTTATAAATTAAAAATTAGTTATGGAAGAAACCAAACGACGCGGTCGTCCCGCTAGAGACGAGAATGACACACAATCCAATTTATGTACAATTAAGGATCCATCAATGGAACCCTTTTATATTGTCAAAGATTCAACTAATTTTACCGTTGTAGAAAGATCTACATCCCTAAGAGGATTTGCTGGCAAAGAAGCAACTGGTAAAGAAACAGAGAAGGTAGTAGGTTACTACTCTTCATTCAGAAACGCGTTAAATCGTGTAGCCAAAGAAAAATTTTATGAAAACCAAGCCGAATACGATTCCATTCAAGGTTATATCGGTACTTGGAATGCAGTTAAAGAAGGAATGGAAACAATGTTAAACAAAGTAGAGTTATGAGTAAATTAGAAGCATTATTTGATGCGGTAATCGTTAAACCGCTTGAATCAGAAGAAACACAATTTGGTTCAATCTTTATTCCAGATGCAGGAAAAGACAGAAACGAACAAGGAGAAGTAGTAGCAGTAGGACCTGGTAAACACACAGTAACTGGTACATTTATCCCATGTGAAGTAAAAATTGGGGATACTGTAGTATTGCCTACAATGGGATTCACTAAATTGCAATTCCAAGGTGATGAGTATTTTATTGGACCAGAAAATCAAATTTTAGCACGTATTAACAAAGAAGAAAATGAGTAAGAGAATTGAATTTGGAGCAGAAGCTCGTAAAAAGTTAGTTAGAGGTATTGACACTATAGCAGATGCAGTAGTAGCAACTTTAGGTCCAAACGGACGTAATGTTGTATACATTGAGAATGGAGTAGTTGTTTCAACAAAAGATGGTGTATCTGTAGCAAAACAGATTGTTTCATTGGAAGATCCAATTGAAAATTTAGGTGCTCAAATGGTAAAACAAGCAGCTATCAAAACAGCTGATCATGCTGGAGATGGTACAACAACATCTACTTTATTGGCACGCGAATTAGTTAAAGGCGGTTTAACCAAATTAAACGAAGGAGCAAATGCAGTTGAGATCAAACGTGGAATTGATGCAGGTGTAAAAGAAGTATTAGCTACACTTAAATCAAATTCAGAGAAAATTTCATCTGAAGAACAGTTAGAGCAAATCGCTACTATCTCAGCAAACAACGATCCTGAAGTAGGTAAATTGATTTCTCGTGCTATGGAAAAAGTAGGACGTGAAGGTGTAGTTTACATTGAAGAATCTAAAACAGATGAAACATATTTGGAAGTTGTAGAAGGCATTCAATTTGAACGTGGTTACAAATCTCCATATTTTGTTACCAACAATAACACAATGACAGCAGTCTTAAACGATTGTTACATCTTGATCGCAGATCACCGTTTCAACCCAGTTAAAGAATTGGTTCATATTTTGGAAGGTGTAGCTCAAAGTGGAAAATCGTTATTGATCATTGCAGAAGATATCGATGGTGAAGCATTAGCAGCACTTATTGTAAACAAAATGCGTGGTACACTTAAAGTATGTGCAGTTAAAGCACCTGATTTTGGTGAGCGTCGTAAATTGATCCTTGAAGATATTGCTATCTTAACTGGTGGTAAAGTATTTGACCGTGAAAAAGGAATGAAATTGGATAAATTTGATTTTGCTTGGTTAGGTAAAGCTCAAACAGTAACAGTTACTAAAGAGAAAACTACAATCGTAGATGGTGGTGGTGAAGAAGAAGCAATTACTTCAAGAGCAGAAGAACTTACAGCACAAATCGAAAAAGCTGCTACACCATTTGAAGCAGAAAAACTACAAGAACGTTTATCTAAATTTGTAGGTGGTGTTGCTTTGGTTCACGTAGGTGGAAGTACTGAAACTGAAATGAAAGAGAAAAAAGATCGTGTAGACGATGCTTTACACGCTACACAATGTGCCCTAGAAGATGGTATTGTACCAGGTGGAGGTTCAGCTTTATTATATGCACGTGAAGGAATCACATATTCAAAATCTGAATCAGATGATTTCAAATACGGTAAAAAATTAGTTTATAATGCTTGTGGTAAACCGTTTGAAACTATTTTACACAATGCAGGATATGCTGAAAGTGAAATGTACCCGATTAAATTAGAAATTGGTATATCAGATGAAGTATGGAGCGGTTACAATATCAAAACCGAAACTATCGTAGACATGAAAGAAGCGGGTATTATCGATCCACATAAAGTGACTAAAAATGCACTTATGAACGCCGCTTCAATTGCAGGAACAATCCTATTAACAGAATGTACAATCGTTGATACTCCAGAAGATAAAAAAGAATCTGGAATGGATCCGATGATGGGAATGATGTAATGGAACAAGTAGAATTCAATGAATTAATCGCTAATAGACAAGCACCTGGTGACAACTGGGTGCTTGTTGGCGATGATACCAAAACAGTATACAATTCACTTACAGAAGTTTTAGAGGCATGGTTTGAAAAAAACCAAGAAAAAGCAGAATTCCGTTTAGCTCCTTTAGATAGCAAAGTATATGTTATTCGAACTGAAAGTAAAACACCTGAGCCACCTAAGCGATACAACATTTACGGAGATTACTAATACGTATAATTATGAAATTAACAGATATATTACGTCAGATAAACGAAGAGGAAGAAGAGAATGGACTCCAATCCCCAGATAAAGCAAATTATGAAGTTGCTATTATCCCCTCAGACATGCAAGCTGCTTTAGATGCCTTATCTAATTCTGAAAACTATGTAGTTAAAGTTATTGATAAAGATGGGAAGGAAAAAATAGATACTAATTTTTCCCGAACCTTTTCAGATCGATCACAAATTGATAAGATTTTTGGGAGGTCAAAAATGGCTGAAAAAAATATAGATGCAATGAATAATTGGAATAGCTTATCTCCTGTAGGAAGACGTTCTAAAGTAAGAGACCTTCAAAAAAGAGAACCAGAAGTTTATAAAAATGGAATCGAAGGAAAAGATTTTATTAAAGCATATGATTTTTGGCAATCTGAAGGGAATGAAGGAAGTGAAGAAGATTTTATTGTTGCTAATGACTATAAACCAGGAGCTGAATTTGCCCCTATTAAAAAGATTTCTAAATTAGGCACAGATAATAAATATTTTCCTCAAAAAAATGCAGATACCCTAAAAAAATATGCAGGAACTCTATCTATAGATACAAATTATGACATTGATGGAGATAAGATTGTTTTTCCTTCTGCAAAAAATGAATGGGGAAATAAAGATTTAATAAAACGAAGGATTAAAACTATAATGGATAATGCTGGAGTGGAATTTAAAGAAGATACTCAGTATCAACTTCCAGATGAAACACCAACTCAATCTATCCCTACTCCAACTCCTAAACCTGTAGGTCCATCCATCCTAACTCTTACATTAGACCCAGACAAAATTAAAGGAAAAAAACCTGAATTGAATGCGATAATTAAGCTGTTAAAAAACACATACGATAAAAATTTTGATTACGATCAAGAAAAGGGTGTGATTAAAATTACAAATATCAAACCTGAACGAAGAGCTGATGTTACAAGACAATTTGGAAAATTCTTAAAAACAACATCACCAGTTAAAGAATCTTTAGATTTTGATTTTGAAAGATATCAAATGTTAAGACGAGCAGGAATTATAAAATAAAACACAATGGACAATTTCGATTTAAAAAAATACTTAGCTGAAAACAAGCTAAATGAAGCTGCAGATGACATGCTTTATAACACAGCAGGTCAAATGATTTCTCAAGTTGGATTATTTACCCAAGAACTTGCAGACAAGTTAGAAGCAGAAGGCAGAGGAAATTTATCTCGTTTCTTTGACACCCCAGAAGAAAAAGCAGAATTGATTAAAATTTCAGAAGCATATCCTGCTTATCTAGCTAAAGTAAAAGCAATGATGGATGAATTGATGAATGATCCAATGTATCAAGTTGCAATAGGTGATACAGGTAGAAATGATAATCCACTTTCAAAAGCTTATTATAGAGCAAAAAATATTTAAATAAAGAGCTTGCCTAGTGCAAGCTTTTTTTGTATATTACGGTTATGAAAGAAAATACGTTATATGTAGAACGTTTTCGTCCTACCGAACTGCAATATTATGTTGGTAACGAAAACATTAAAGAAACAATACAAAAGTACCTAGACCAAGGTGATATCCAAAACTTCATCTTCTATGGCCCTGCAGGTACAGGTAAAACTACTCTAGCAAAAATCATCGTTAAAAATCTAGATTGCGATTATCTTTATATAAACGCATCTGATGAAAATGGAATCGATACTATTCGAGAGAAAGTAAAGGGATTCGCTAGTGCTGCATCTTGGAAAGGTATTAAAGTAGTAATCCTAGATGAAGCAGATTTCCTTACAATCCAGGGGCAAGCCGCTCTTCGAAATGTAATTGAAACATTTTCCCGCTCAACTCGATTTATCTTAACCTGTAACTTTGTAGAGCGAATTATTGATCCACTTCAATCACGTTGCCAGGTACTTAAAATTGTACCACCAACAAAAATGGATGTGTACAATCATTTAGTTTGGATATTAGAGGATCAATTATCTATTGAATACTATCCCGATGGTTTAAAAGCACTCATATTAAAATACTATCCTGATATGCGTAAGATGTTAAACGTTTTACAAATGTCTGTAAAAGATGGTATTGTTGAATTTGACGAAACCGTTTTGACCTCAAACAACTATATCAAAGATGTATTGAAAGAGCTAGCAGGTAGTAAAAAATGGCTTACTATTAGACAGATTATAGCAGATTCAAATGTTAAGGATTTTGAGGAACTATACCGTAATCTGTTTGAATACGCTCCCAAATACGCCCCAGGCAAGGAAGGATCAATCTCAATTATCCTAAACGAGCATTTATATCAAGCAAATTTCCGAATTGATAAAGAAATTAACGTAATGAGTGCTATTGCTAAAATAATTGAAGTACTATGAAATATTTCCTAAAATACAGTCTCTCGTGGGTATCACAAAATTTGGCCGTACCTTTCTGGACCATCGGACATATCCATTTAATGACATCAGTTTATGCTGACATACATGAAGTGATAATGTCTATGGGAATGAATTTAATTGTTGCCGCAGGATTCATCCATGACTTTATAGAATATAAAAAAGAAAAAACAAATAAATAATATATATGAACCAACAACCAAAAATGAACATTGATTTCAAAAACACTACACCAGTAGAAGGTTTTGATGGAGGTAAATTATTCGGACAAGCAGTAGTAATCCGTAAAATCTCAAAATTCTTAGTAGGAGCAGATGAAGATGCTTTGATCCCAATCCCGGTATTTTATTGCTTGGACTCGAAAAAAATCTTAGTAGATTCACTCCCACCAGAATTGAGAGAAGAATATAAAGATATTACTTTAGATGTCTAAGAAACAGATAAAAGATATTTGGGGGTGGTTGAATGAAATCACCCTCTATAAAACACCTGTAGAAAACATTTCCGAGGAATCGTGGGATAAATGGAACTCTTATATGATTCATCGATATGTATCGATGGATATACGTTTTGTTGAATTAGCGAACTATGTTCAAACTCTATCATACGAGAACAAGCAGCAAACATATATAATTTATAGAGAGATGATCCCAAAAACAAAAGTGTTCTTGAAATACATCAAGTCAAGAAACAAAAAACAAAACACTACGTTGGTAGAGTACGTAGCAAAACACTTTGAATGTAGCTTAGGTGAAGCTGAAGAATATATTGACATTTTACGAGAAGCAGGTACACGAAGTATCCTTTATAGAATGGGATTAGAAGATAAAGAAATAGAAAAGTTATTAAAAAAATGACAGACAATACAGACGTTGGAAGACATAAAATAGAATCGTTTTATACAAGAACTGTTAAAAAAACAGATTCGGTTGTAGATTCAATCATCGATAAATTTATCGATAGAGCAACAGTAGGTAAAGCCAAATATGGAACAGACCTAGACCGTAATGACCTATCTTTAGAAGACTGGCTAGAGCATTCAATCCAGGAAAAAATGGATGATATTTTATATATGCAAAAAACCTTAAAAGTAGTGCGCGAAGCAAAAAACTCATAATATTTATAATAAAATACTTAAAATGACAAACGAAACACTTAGAATGCAAATGCTTTCAGGTATCATCACAGAAGGCCAATACAAAGCAAAATTACAAGAAAACTTTTTTATGAATCTAATTAAAAAAATTAGAAATAAAGAAGAACCAGAAGAAGTTGAAGTAACTAAACAAAAACATGAGTTTGACGACTTAACAGACGAACAAGCTTTAGCCCTTTATAATGAGTATGGTAAAGCAGCAGCTTCAATTGATCAAAATGATCCTATGGTTGGAGGTTATGCCCAAGCCTACTCCAATTCAGCACAAGAACTTAAAAAAAGATACCCTAATGCTATAAAAGAATCTCTAAACGAATCTATGATCGGAGGAATTGTAGGGATTGGAGCAATTAACCAAATCCCATCTCGTGCTAAAGCAGATTACGAAATGGCATTTGAACATTTCTTAGGTGAGCGTATAGAAAACCAAAATCAATATCTTTCTTCAATGGAAGAAGGTGGAGTATATGAAAACATGTTATCAGTTAATGACAGTGTTAGAATTACTGCTCCTTTAGATGCTTCTGCAGAAACAGATGAAGGTATGATTACTAAAGTTTACCCTAATTTCAATTCTATCCCTTCAGAAGATATTGGATATTATGAAGTAGATGAAGAAGCATATGATGAAAGTGCTTTAAATGGTCCTTGGTATAAAGTAGATCAAGATGGTGAAGAAATGCTATATGCTGCTGAAGAATTAGAATTAAACTAATCCAATGAATCCAAAAGACACAATTAAAGTAGACGTTCCTTTATTTATTCGCTTGCTAGAATATGCTAGAGAAGATGCCCAAACAGACATGGATTTACATGATGTGGCAGAAAATATTATCTCTTTATCAGCTGCAGGTAAAACATTAACAATGAATGACTACAGTTCAATAATTGGATCTCAAGAAGATATTGCTGAAATCAGAGCATGGCAAGTAAGAGCAGGCATCATTAAATAATATTTAGGACCGTTACACAAACTGTAACGGCGAAACCCCCAACGTCGCTATCGTGGGGGTTTCTTTTTCCTTGGATAAGCAAAAAATTTTTTGTACATTTAGTTAATGAAAAAAAAGTTACCTCCCTTATTGAAAGAAATTAAGAGCAGACAATTACCCCAAATTGATTACGCAACTCAAAAATCCATTTCATATTCCCAATTGTCTATGTTTAATGAGTGTCCTAAAAAATGGTCACTACAATACAAAGAAGGACATAAACAATTTACTTCTTCCATTCATACCGTTTTTGGAACCGCATTGCATGAAGTACTTCAAGCATATTTGACTACAATGTATGAAAAAAGTGGAGCAGAAGCAGATCGTTTAAACACTTCCGAAATGCTCCAAGATATATTACGTGAGGAATATAAAAAACAATACAAAGCAAACAACAACCAACATTTTTCAGAACCTGGTGAATTAGGTGAATTTTTTGAAGATGGAGTAGCCATCATAAGAGAATTTACAAAAGACAAAGCAAAATATTTCTCCAAACGTGGTTGGCATTTAGTTGGAGTTGAGTTACCTCTTATACTAAACCCATCAACCAAATTATATAATGTAATGTTTCAAGGTTATCTTGATATAGTAATGTATCATGAACCAACAAACAAAATCAAGATTATAGATATTAAAACAAGTAAATCAGGTTGGAGTAAGCGAGAAAAATCAGACGAAAATAAACAATTCCAACTTATCCTATATAAAAAATATTTCGCTGAAATATATAACCATCCAATAGAAAATATAGACATTGAGTTTATGATTGTAAAACGTAAGTTATATGAAAGTGAAGACTTTGTAATCAAACGTGTACAGTTGTATAAACCGGCGTCAGGTAAAGTAAAATTGAATAAAGTATCTAAATCCATTGAAACATTTATAGAACAAGCATTTGATCGAAATGGATACAAAGATGTTGAACATATCCCCACACCCCATAAAAATTGTAATTGGTGTCCGTTTAACAAAACTCATTTATGTTCTGCGACTTACTAATTTTTACTGCATACGTATATACGATATAAAAATATAAACATATACATTATGAGTGAAAAAAACCAACAATTAACATCTGTCAAATTAGATAAAGATCTATTTGAACAGTTTAAAGTGGAATGCATTAAACGCAAATTTAGCTTTCAAAAACTATCCGAACGAGCAGTTCATCTTTATTTAACGGATGAAACCTTTAGAAAACAAGTTCACAATCACAGTGATTTAAGTTTGGAAACCGAAGATTAATTTCTTATATTTAGTAAAATTAAAATAGTTATATGAATTCAAGTTTTAAGTATTTGCCGCAAAATGAGCGGAAAAAAATTCTATTAATTTGTGATGATCTACGAGTACACTCCGGTGTAGCTACAGTAGCACGTGAATTAGTTTTAAACACAGCACAACATTTCAATTGGGTAAATGTTGCCGGAGCAATCAATCATCCCGAAAAAGGTAAACGATTTGATTTAAGTGGAGACACCAATGCAAATACAGGACTATCAGATACATCTGTATTTTTATACCCAGTAGATGGATATGGTGATGCTGATTTGATTAGACAATTGATCAAAATCGAGAATCCGGATGCAATCATGTTGATTACAGACCCAAGATATTTTGAGTGGTTGTTTATGATTGAAAATGAGATCAGAAAAACAATGCCAATCATTTACTTGAATATTTGGGATGATTATCCAGCTCCATTGTATAACAAATCATTTTATGAGTCATGTGATGCATTGTTAGCAATTTCAAAACAAACACAATTGATTAATGAATTGGTTTTAGATGAAAAACGAGGTAAAAAAGTAATTGAATATGTTCCTCATGGTTTGAACCATGAAATGTATTATCCAATTGAAAAAGAAGATGAATTGAAAGAACTCGAACAATTCAAATCTAATCTATTTGGAGGTAAAGAAAAGGATTTTGTTGTGTTCTTTAACTCAAGAAACATCCGACGCAAACAAATTCCTGATACAATGTTAGCGTTTAAAATTTTCTTAGACACATTACCAAAAGAAAAAGCAGATAAATGTGCTATGATTATGCATACTGAAATTGTAAGTGATCATGGAACTGATTTAGAGGCAGTACGTAAAATTTTATTCCCTGATTACCCTGAAGCAATTTATTTTTCCACTAACAAGTTAGATAATAAACAATTAAACCAATTATACAACATTGCAGATGCTCAAATTCTATTAACATCCAACGAAGGATGGGGCTTAGCATTAACAGAGGCAATTTTAGCAGGAACTGTTATTATCGCTAACGTAACAGGTGGAATGCAAGATCAAATGGGATTCGAAGATGAATATGGAAATTGGTACACACCATCCCCAGAAGTTCCTTCAAACCATACAGGACGTTACAAAAACCATGGTGCATGGGCATTCCCAGTTTATCCAACAAACCGTTCAATTCAAGGTTCTCCTAAAACACCTTATATTTGGGATGATAGATGTACAGCTGAAGATGCAGCAATCCAAATTGGAAACGTTTATGCTTTAGATAGAACAATGAGAAAAGAACTTGGTAAAACAGGACGTCATTGGGCTGTAAATGAAGTAGGTTTCACAGCAGAATCTATGGGAGAAAAAGCGATTAGCGCGATAGATCAATTATTTAACACGTGGACTCCGCGAGAAAAATATGAGTTGATCAACGTTAATGACGTTAAAGAAGACACAATTAAACACAAATTTGTATACTAAAAAGTTATGAGCAAACCAACATTTGTAATCAGTTGCCCCATTGATACCTATTCAGGTTATGGAGCACGTTCTCGCGATATCGTTAAAGCGATCATTGAAATGGATAAATACGATGTAAAAGTTTTACCTCAACGATGGGGAAGTACTCCAATGAGTTTTATCCAAAACAATTCTGAATGGGGATTTTTGAACAAATATATCCTTCAAACCCCACAATTGCCAGCACAACCTGAAATTTGGATGCAAATTACAGTTCCAAATGAATTTCAACCAGTAGGAAAATTCAACATTGGATGTACAGCTGGAATTGAAACAACAATTGCACCTGCAGAATGGGTTGAAGGTTGTAATCGAATGAATTTAATTTTAGGTTCTTCTAAACACACAATTGAAGTGCTTAAAGATAGTAAATTCGAAAAACGCGATCAACAAACAAACCAAACAGTAGGAACCATTGAATGGAAAGCAGATGGTGAAGTAATATTTGAAGGTGCAAACACCGAAGTATATAAACCGGTAAAATCAACATTTGATTTAGCTAATGTAAAAGAAGATTTTGCTTATTTGTTTGTAGGACATTGGATGCAAGGTAATCTAGGTGAAGATAGAAAGAATGTAGGATTGTTAGTTAAAGCGTTTTACGAAACGTTTAAAAACAAAAACAAAAAACCTGCACTTATCTTGAAAACTTCCACTGTAGGTTCTTCTTACATGGATCGTGATGAGTTAATTAGACGTATTAAATCAATTAAAGATACAGTTAAATCAACTAATTTACCAAATATCTATTTACTACATGGTGAATTTACAGATGTAGAAATGAACGAAATCTATAACCACTCCAAAGTTAAAGCAATGGTTAACTTAACTAAAGGGGAAGGATTTGGTCGTCCGTTACTTGAATTTTCCCTTACAAATAAACCAATCATTACTACAAATTGGAGTGGACATACAGATTATTTAAACCCAGAATTTGTTACTTTACTTTCAGGTACAATGGCTAAAGTACATCCATCAGCAGCAAATAATATGTTAATGGCTGAAGCAGAATGGTTCAATGTTGATTATGGTCAAACAGGCGGTTATTTGAAGGATGTATTTGAAAATTATAAAAACTATACAGACAAAGCAAAACGTCAAGGATTCCAGAGTAGAACAAATTTTACATTTGAAAAAATGAAAGAGAAATTAGATATGGTCTTTGCCATCAAAATCCCTGAATTTCCAAAACAGGTACAAATCCAATTACCTAAATTGAAAAAAATCGAATTACCTAAACTTAAAAAAATAGAAGCCTAATGCAACACGAAGAAATTATAAATTGCCCTAGATCTGGAGGTAACTTGTGCTATAAAGTACAAGTTGCCCCGGAAATTTACAACTACATGAGTATATCATGTGGGTTCTGGACTAACTCATTTATGACTGAAGGTCATGAATTTTATATGCAACAAATGGAAACGTTACCTGAGTTGTATAAAGATTTAGCTTGGAAAGATTCTGAAACAGGATTGATTTGGTTGCCAAACACAATCAACATTGAAGATAAAGGTATGGTATTTGCCAATGGCACAAACGCTTTAAATTGGAGATGGGCAGCTGTTAAAGCAATCGAAATCCCTGAAGAAGATCGTGAAAAACATCCAATCCCTGGCAAACCTGGAGAGTTCATGAAATATAAAATGGACATGCAAAACATGAAAACGTTTGAAGAGCGTGATTATATGGATGCTCTTTCATATATTGGAGTATTACCTGAATAAGATATATGAAAATAAGTTATGCTATTACAGTTTGCAATGAGTTTCTTGAAATACAGAGACTCATTTCATTCCTGCTAAAAAATAAAAGACCACAAGACAATATTGTAATCCTATTTGATGAAGCAAATGGCGATTCCGAAATTGAAGCGTTTTTACGCTCACATTCTCAAACCGGAGAATTTACATGGTATAAAGGCAAATTTGATCGTCATTTTGCAGACTGGAAGAATAAATTAACTAGTCTATGTAAAGGTGATTACATTTTCCAAATTGATGCTGATGAATTACCTGCTGAGGATTTAATTCAAGCGTTACCTGAAATTATAGAACTTAACCCTGAAATGGATGTTTATTTAGTTCCAAGAGTAAACACAGTAGAAGGTTTAACTCCCGAACATATTGCAAAATGGGGATGGAATGTAACCGATACTGGATGGATTAATTGGCCTGATTTCCAATGGCGTATTTGGAGAAATGTACCCGAAATCAAATGGGTAAATAAAGTACATGAGCGATTAGATGGATTTAAAACATATACAGCATTACCCGATGTAGAGTATTTTGCTTTATATCACCCAAAAACAATAGATAAACAAGAGAAACAAAACAACTATTATGACACCTTATAAGAAATTAGTTAGCATTCTAATCCCAACACGTAAAAGAATTAAACTATTAAAGGAATGTTTAGATAGTTTAAATGTTAAAACCCAAGATAAATCTTTAGTTGAAATTTTATTAAAAATAGATACCGATGATCAAGAAACAATAGATTTTGTATCCCAATATAAACCAACTTCAGATATTGAGATAAAAGAATTAATTACCGATAGAGAAAATGGTTATGGTTCTTTAGATAAACATATGAATAACCTTTCATCCCTATCAGAAGCAGAATTTTTATTAGGCCTTAATGATGATGTTGAAATGTTAACTGAAGGATGGGAACAATTTTATATTCCATATAAAGGAAAGAATTTTTTAATAGCAATCCATATCGAATCAATCAAAGATGGAGTTACATACAAATGGTGGGAAGGTTATAATGCTTTTCCAACAATTCCTCATGATTTTCGTAAACATATGGGAGCATTACAAGGTCATCCGATGTTAGATGATTGGTGGGAGCATGTTATGAAACCTATAAGAGATCAAGGTTTACATTTAAATCGTTGGGTTGATGTAACTATTTTAAATAAAAGGCCTGACGGTGGAGAAATAACAAATACCCCACTTGATCAAACATTTGAAGAAAGTAGACCCCACATAAATTGGAACCATCATGGATCTGTTGAAGTAAGAGAATGGGCTAATAGAATTATAGAATATATAAATGATAACCCTGGAAAATTTGTAGAATGAAAATTCTTTATATAACAAACCACATTGACATAGCAAGAGCTAGTGGGGGATTTATTAATGATTAC